AAGTGGGAGCCATATGAAGAAATGTCCAGCGTTATGACTGCTGAACTGATGGCACAGATACAAGAAATGATTATGACAGGTATGACCAATGCTGAGATTATGGCAGCATTGCCAGGTATCACAGTAGAAGACATTGTGAAAGCGGCTGCAGAGGCAGCAAGAAACAACAACTAAGGAGCTGGTTATGATGAAAAAAGCAATGGGAAGAGGCCGTGGTCGTGGCAAGAAGCCACCAAAGCGTTAATTGGCTTGAATACTTTGAGAGCATTCAACGAGAATGTCCTTGGAGTCTTCGTGCCTACCTACAGAACAAGATAGAAATCATAGAGTGGAGCACAATCTCCAAGATACTGCCACTGGGATCACTTGATGCCAGAATGTATATTGTAGATTATCCTGATGTGGTTGTTGAAGGTATGGCACTTGAACTAGACACTAATGATCAACTATCTGAATGGTTGTTTTCATATCCTGGCTATGGAGAGTTTGCAACACCAGTCAAGGTCCTGATCCAGCAGAATAGAAAGCAATTAAATGACTTAAGAAACCGTTTATCCCCGTGATTTTACTACACGGCTATAAATATAACACTAAACACTCCAAGGAGGCGATGCACAATGTCAGATAATACATTGGTAACAGACAACGCAACTGATGCGGCAACTGAACAAACTGAAAATCAGGCACAAGCGACAAAAACTTATAGTCAACAAGAAGTAGACAATATGATGGCCCGTATGAAAGGGTCGTTGGAAAAGAAACTCTTGAAACCCTATGAAGACTTAGGCGACCCTGCAGAACTTAGACAACTTCGTGAAGAAGCTGCCAAGAAACAGCAAGCAGAAGCAATCAAGCGTGGGGAGTTTGAAAAGACACTACAAGAAATGGCCGCTAAAAAAGATGCTGAAATCTCAAAGAGAGATAGTGTCATTAAAGAATACAAAGTGAATGTGCCCATACTTTCAGCCGCTGCCAAATATAATGCGGTAAATGCTGAACAGGTCAAGGCTCTTCTTGCAACAAATGTAAGACTTAATGAAGGTGGTGATGTAGAAGTAGTAGATGCAAAAGGCAGTGTTAGATACACAGACAAGGGCGAGGCTCTTGGTGTTGAAGACCTAGTGCGAGAATTCTTAGATTCCAATCCGCATTTCAAACTGGCCAATCCTACAACTACAAATACCAAAAGTAATTTCTCTGGGGGACAAGGCAAAGTAGACATTAAATCACTGGATATGAAAAATCCAGAACACCGTAAAATCTATGCGGATTACCGCAAGAAGAACGGAATAGCCTAACAATCTAATTAAGGAGATATTATTATGGCAGGTTCAACCACAAGCACACTAGACGACTTATTGCCGTCTATCGTTCAAGAAGCAATGTTCGTTGCTTCAGAAAGAAGTATTATGAGAGGTCTAGTTCGTAACTATTCTTTGGCTCCAGGTCAAGGTAAAGTTGTGACAGTTCCAATCTACCCACAACAAACAGCAGCCGCTCTAACTGAAGGTGATGAGATTTCTAACACAGCAGTTAGCACATCACAAGGACAAATCACTATCAGCCCTAAGGCAATCCGCACAATGGTAACTGACTTATCAGTGGTTCAAAGTGCCAGCAATGTAGTTGCTGACTTGGGTCGTTTATTTGGTGAGGCAGTAGCCCGCAAGATGGACGCTGATCTAGGTGCTCTATTGGCAGGTTTCTCAACCAGCGTAACATTCACAAATGATTACACAACCAACATTTCAGCCGCAGCTATCTTTGAAGCAGTGGCTAAACTCCGTGCTCAAGGTATTGGTATGGAAGGTATTGCCTGTGTTCTACACCCAGAAATTGCTTACACATTGAAGAAAGTATTGACCACTGGCGGAACCGTTGCGTTCACAGCAGGTGGCGGTGTTTCTGAAGTTAGCAATGAAGCAATGCGTATGGGCTACATTGGCCAGTTGGCTGGTGTTCCAATCTACGAAAGTGCAAACATTGCGTATGTAACTAACGCTGGCGACTTCCCAGGCGGTGTATTCCACCGTGATGCATTGGGTCTTGCCCTAGTTGGTGATATCACAATTGAAACACAGCGTCGTGCCAGTTTCCTAGGCACTGATGTAGTTGCAAGTTGCCATTATGGTGTTGGTGAATTGTATGATGCTTATGGTATCTCATTGAAGTTTGACTCTGAATTGAGTTAATAGGAGAATAGAATGGCTTTCGTAACTGAAAATAGCACGGTAATCAGTTTTGCTGAGTTCCAAGATGTGGTTGACAAAGACTCACGGTTGTTTGAAGCCAACGAAGGCCTTTCTGATGATGCAGTGGAGACACAGTTAGTAAGAGCAACGGAACGCATTTTATCCAAACTGCGTGCCAGTGCTTGGTGGAAATCATATTACACCAGGCGTGATCAAGCCACAGTATATAATACCGTGGCAGATATCCCTGCTGTCAATGCTAACAGGATCAAGGGTCGTGTAAACGACTTCACTGACCTATGTGTCTACACCGCACTTGCAGAATACATTCTACCTAGTATTGCAGACTTTGGCAACGAAGACAGTGCAGAACGCCAGAAGATGGCTTACTACATTCAACGAGCAGAAAGTTTATTTGGTGAACTTATCACAGCTGGTGATTGGTATGACTTTGACAATGACAACACTGTGGAGTCAGGAGAGAAGTCACCAGGCCAGTATAACATTAAGAGAGTAAGATGAGAACAGATGTCATTGATTATCTACAGACACAAAACTTTGGTACATTCATTGTCAGCACTGAATTGCCATTTAGTGAAAGTGGAGTCCCTCTATACATCAAGAACTTGAAAAAGGTCTATGTAGGAGTTGATCAATACATTGTTGAACCTATCATTACTACTCTAAGTGGTGTGAACATAACCAGAGACACAGTGGCCGTTACTGTTTATCTTGCTAATGATGCAAAATCATTGACACCAAACTACGACGAAGTTGTTGGCCTCATAAGAGCTGCCAAGGACATATTACCAACTGCTGGCTATTCCAGTAGAGAAGTAGATGTTCAGACCAGTTTTGAAGCTGACAAACTTGTCACGCAAATAGAATTACGATTCATAAAACTAACATAAGGAGCCAATTATGGCATATATCAGTCCAGGACCAGGCAGTGCTAATGCAATTTTATTGACATTAGATGTTGCCTCATCAGAAACAGATATCACACAAGCCTCAGCACTAACAGTGTCTGGTTTGCAAGATATCACAATTAACGCCGCTAACGATGTCTTTACTTGGAGTCAATTAGATTCCACAGCCAAGAAGCAGGTAGCAACAACCTCTACAAACTCAATCTCTATGAACTTGGTAGTTGACGATGCAGTGTTCTTTGGAACTAACATCGCAGCGACTGCAACAGGAACCATTGCTGAGCAAGGTATTTTAGGCTGCAGTCGCAACAAGACTCAGATTAACTTTATCTTGAAGTTTGTTGAAAGCACAAGTGGCCAAGCAACTGCTGACCGCTTTATCAAGGGTGTAGGTTACATCACTGGTCTAGCACCAACACTAAGTGCTGACAGCCCTGTGTGGGTAACTCCAGTAACTATTACAGTTGCTGGTGAATACACAGTAGCAGCGACCTAATCCCAGCCTGGGAGCGAATCGCGTAAAGCGACTGAAAGGGGGTGTAAAAACCCCCTTTCTTTTATGACCAACTAAATACAAAAGGTAGATATATGGATGTATTAGATACAAAGACAGACAAGCAACTGCTTGAAAGTCTCGTAGCAGAGATTGCCAAAGCCACTAATGAAATCAAGTGTGCTCGTGGCGACATAGATAAAGCACAGGGTCGTATCAAGTTTATGCTTGTACTGGCTCATACACTGATTGAAAGACAAGGAGATTAAAAGATGAAACTTTCACAAATCGCAGCAAAACCAAAACTAATTCCGTTCATTATTGACGATGAAGCCACCGTCAAAGAGTTTGGGGAGCCTGTTGAATTCTATTCTTGGGACCGCCAACCATTGGAAATGTTTATGAAACTGGCCAATGCAGATCAACAGGATATGGCTTCAATGATTGGTCTGGTAAAGACCTTGATCCTAGACGAAGAAGGCAAAGAAATCATCAAAGGTGAGAATATGTTGCCCAGCACTCTATTGATCAAAGTGATAGGCAAAGTAGTAGAAACCTTGGGAAAGTAGTAGGGCAAGAAGTTGAGTGGGATAGCACTGAAGTCAGTTTGATTATTACACTCAACAACCTCGCCAAAGAATATGGGTTGTTGCCCAGCGAGGCCCTAAGCAGAGCAACAACATTTGATTTATATGTGCTGGATGTCAGCACAAGATGGGTATCATACAGACAGGATATTGCAGAAGGTAAAATACAACCTAAAGCCAAGAAGCAGGATCTACAGTGGTATATGGACTTAGCCAGGAGAGAAGATAGTGAGCGTAAACGCAAAATTGCTGAAGAACACAATGACCAAAAGTCTACAGGATCTTGAAAAGAGAATAAGTGATATTCCCAAAGAAGCCTATGATTATTTTGTCAGCATCACCCCCAAAGACAAGGGCAACGCTCGCCGTAGCACACAGTTAAAAGGCTCAACTATTCACGCTAACTATGCCTATGCACAAAAGTTAGATGAAGGAGCCAGTAAACAAGCACCCAAGGGTATGGTTGAACCAACTGGCAAGTTTATTGAGCGTATAACAAAAATAAAGACAAGGAAGTAATATGGCGGATATCAAATATAGTATTGATACAGATGTAAAGGGTAGCGTAAACCCCTTACAGCAATTACAAGGTCAGCTGGCCAAGACACAAGGTGCATTTAGCAGTCTTAAATCTGCCATTGGCACACTTGGTGTTGGTGCTTTAGTTGCCAGTGCTTATCAATTAGCAGATAGCCTAAGTGATATTGCTGATTCAAGCGGAATGGCATTGAAAAATGTTATGGGCTTTAGTCAAGCTATTGCCGCTTCAGGTGGCAGTGTTGATGGTGCTCTTAACGGCATTGGTCGTTTTAATCAAACACTAAGTTCTGCGGCTGAAGGTAGTAAACAAAGTCAAAATGCGTTTCTAGAACTTGGAATTACATTTGAAGAATTAAGAAGTCTAAGTGAACAAGATCTATTGGCGAGAACTGTAAAAGGTCTAGCAGAAACTGGTGATAATGCCAAGCGTACTGCCATTGCTGTTGATATCTTTGGCAAGAGCTTTGCTTCTGTTGACTTTGGTAAAGTTAATGGTGATCTGCAAGATTTTATTAACAAAAGTGGTCTAAGTGCTGATGCAGTAAAAGCCGCAGGTGATGCCAGCGATAACTTTGCTTCTGCATTTAAAACTCTGCAGTTACAAATACTTGCCGCACTAGAACCTATTAGTAAACTTGCTAAAAGTATAAACACTGCCAGTGACGCATTTAAGACATTTATTACTGTAATTGTTCAAATAGGAACAATAGTTGCCACATTTTTTATACTAGGTCGTGCTGTTGCTCTTTTAGGAGCAGGTTTTGTAGCATTAAAATCTGGTGCTGCTGCCGTAGGAACAACTGTAAGTGTAGTGGTAAATGCTTTCCGCAATTGGGGAGCAATAAGTGGTCAACTTAATTCAATTGGTGGACTCTTAAGAGGAACATTAGTTGTTCTTAAAGGCACCATTGGTGACCTGGGTAAGTGGGCCATTTCCAGTATTCCTGGATTGGCCAGTTTAGGCCTAGCATTAGGTTATCTAGGTGACTATGCAACTAGTGCCTATACAAAATTAAAATCATTATTAGGCATTGATCAACCAACCTTCCTAGATCAAAGTGAAGTAGACAGAGAAAACAAATTACTTCTTCAAAGATCAAAAGAACTAGAAAAAAATAAAGAAGACACACGCAAGATCAAAACTGAAAGTGAAAAACTTGCAATTGAATTAAACAAAGTTCTCAAAGCCTATCAAGACACTAATTCAGAAGCCAATAAAAAATATAAATTAGAAACAGATGCTATCAATCAAAGCGACAAGGCCAAAGCTCTAGCACAAGAAAGATTTGCAGCAGAGAAATCATTCAATCAAGAATTACAAAAACTACAAGATCAAATCAATGAAAAGCGTAACGCTGGCACACCAGTTGATCTAGCCGCTATACCTCAACTTGAAGCCGCACAGGCCAAACTGCGTAAAGAATACGACAAACAAAAATCCAGCATTGATGGATTGGTTGAGTCTAGAATTAAAGCAGAAAGAGCTCAACAACTTGACATATTCTCAACCTCACAGTTGATTGATCTACAGAACAAGAGCAATGATCTAAGTGAGCGTGCCGCTACAATGTTCTTGCCATTACAGGCCAAGGGTTATGCTGAATTAGAAATTGCAATTCGCAACACTGCCAAAGCCAAGATTGAAGCAGAAGAAGTGCGCCGTGGTGAGAAACTATCACCAGAAGAACAGACAGAATATTATAAGGCAGCACGACAAGGTATTGAAGCAGTAAAAGAATCTCAAGATCAGTTAAACATTGCCACAGAGAAATATAACCTGCAACAGTTTCAACTAAAAAGTCAACTAGATATGTATGACAAGATTCGTGATGTTCAATTTGAAATGGCATCTGTTGGAATGACTGCAATAGAAAAGAAGTTCTATGACATTGAAGTGGCAGCAACAAAATCAGCAGAAGCACAAATTAGAGCAGAAGAACAAAGAACTGGTAGAAAATTAAGTGAAGATGAAGCATCAGCATACTATCAAGCCGCAATGCAAGGTGTAAAAGAATTGCAACAGGCAGAAGCTGATGCTTATGATATGAGCCGTAATGCAATAGTAGGATTAAGAAAAAGTATGGCTGAATATGTTGACGATGCAACCAACGGTGCCAAAGCAGTTGAATCAGCATTTAAAACATTCTCTACGGGTATGGAAAATTACTTGGTTAAAGCAACCAAAAATATGAAAGGCAGTTGGAAAGAGTTTGTTGCCAGTATGCTTGAAGAGCTACTACGCAGTCAGATTCGTCAGACTATGGCAGGCTTATTTCAAATAGGATTAGGTCAAACCAAAGGTGGCGGTGGTGGATTACTTGGAGGTAGTATAATTCCAGGCATATTGGCAGCAGGCGGTCCTGTTAGTGATCGTCGCCCTTACTTGGTAGGCGAGCGTGGTCCTGAACTATTCGTTCCTAATTCAGCAGGCTCAATGGTGCCTAACAGCGGACTTCAAGGTGGTGGCAATGTGACCTATAACATATCAGCAGTTGACGCAATGAGCTTCAAACAGATGATTGCAAAAGACCCAGGCTTTATTCACGCAATAGCAATGCAGGGTGGTAAATCAACACCTGCTAGGAGATAACAATGACATTTCAATGGATAGTAAATCAGGCTGAAACAATCAGCATCAACAGAAAAAAGATGGTTGCTTCAACCACAGCCCGCGATGGCACAGTTCGTGCAGTTAGTCGTGGCACACAACCCAAACGCTTTGAAGTTAAACTACCAGATGGTATTCCTTGGACTGTGTTAAAAACAGATATTGCAGCCGCTGAAGTTCTTGATAGAATTACCACTGCCACAATATCATTACCCTATGCCAAGTTCCCTTGGTATTACAATAACACAGCACCAGCCAGTGATGAAAGTTATACTGTTCGCTGTATTCAGTTTCCAGAGTGGACAATCTTTAGCCGCAATCAAGTTAGTTGGAGTGGTCCTTTTGTGTTTCAAGAGGTAGTATAATGTCTGTACTAAGTTTAACAGGTTATGGCAGCATTGAAAGTAATCTATTCATTAAGATTACTCTAACAGGTTCAACATTATTGTTTAGTGACAGATTAGTATCAACAACCATTGGTGGTGATACCTATGTTGGACTGGGAAAATTACTAAGCATTAGTGGAAGTAGTAGTGAACTTCGCAGCACTAGCGGTGAAATAACTATAGGCATCAGTGGTGTCCCAGACTCAATGATCAGTGACATTGTTGCTGCCAATATCAAAGGCAATCCAGTTAGAGTCTTAAGAGGTTTGTTTGATGCTTCCACTGGCACATTTCTAAGTGCAGTTGCTGGCAATCCAGTAAATCGCTTTGTGGGCTATGTAAACAATATTAGTTTAGAAGAAGAATATGATGTTGACAGTAGAGATAGTAGCAATATCCTGCTTCTTACCTGTGCCAGCAATGTTGATATCCTAGACAACAAGATAGCGGGACGCAAGACCAATCCAGCCAGTCAAAAGAAGTTTTATTCTACTGACATTTCAATGGATCGTGTGCCTAGTTTAGAAAGCAGTTACTTTGATTTTGGAGCTAAAAAATGAGTTGGTTAGATGATTTAAGCAGTCTAGGAAGTGCAATCTTTAGAAGTGAGGCTTCAAAAAATATTGCAATCAGTGTGGCTAAAACGGCCGCATTAGGTCTAATACTAACTCAAGTTAATAAGAGTGTAAACAAAGGCAATTCAAAACCTGAAACGGCTAAAACTGCTCAACCTGATAGATTTGTTCGCGAACAATTGAGCCCAGATACTAATCACGCAATTCCAGTGATTTATGGAACAGCATTTACCAAAGGCATTATTACAGATGCAGTACTAAGTGGTGACAACAAAACAATGACCTATTGCATTACCATTTGCGAAAAGACAGGCACATTGTTAAGCACAGGTGCTGCTAGTTCATTTACATTCAACTCAGTGTTTTTAAACTCAGGCCTAGTTACATTTCAAGGTGATGGTATCACAGTGCAATCAATAACAGATGCTGATGGCAATGTTAACAATAAAATGAATGGCTTGATTAAAATCTATTGTTTTAATAATGGTAGCAACAGTCCAGTAGTTCCACAGGGGTATACTAACGGCAGTCTAGGCTATGCGTCTGGTATTATGCCAAATTGGACTGCTTTTCACGCAATGACCAACTTGGTATTTGCCATTGTTCGTGTTGAATACAACAAAGAGCGTGATGTTACCAGTCTAGGTGAAATTGAATTCAAACTTACAAACTCAATGACCTTACCTGGTGATTGTGTAAATGATTATATGAGAAATACCAGATATGGTGCTGGCATTCCAGATGCGGAGATCTACAGCGTATGAACAGTCTAACAGAATTAAATGGGTATGCATCAGCACTAAGTTTTGAATTTACAGATAACAGAAGTGCTACTGTTACCTTTGATAGATCAACAGGGACAGCTCAGTCAGCTATTATTGATAAGGGTTTTGCGCTAACAACACCAATTGGCATTGAAATAACAGAAATTATTAATAGTGATGTTTCTGCTCCAACTTACACAATAAATGTTAGTGCAGTTGCTGGAACTACTGTAACTTGGGCCACATTGCCTACAGGAGTAACATCTTCAATTGTAAGTGCTGGCGTCTACAGACTGTCAGGACTAAAAACAAAAGCTCAATGGGACGCTGTTAAGGTTGCTACGGTTACACCTCCATCAAATTATAATGGAATTTTTGCCTTTACTAGTACCATTGCCTATTATAGTCAAGCAGATGGAAACCAAACAAAAAGTTGGACTACTACACTTACAGTTAATGATGTTGTGTTCTTAACGACTCCTCTTGAATTTATCTATCCAGCATCAGCAACAACTACAATTTTAAACACCACACAAATTGTTAATGTTGATGCCAGTTATCCTGGAACCACTTGGACTGTGGTTGCTACACCAAGTAGCATTGCCAGTGTGTCTACATTTACAACTACAGGCACAGGCGGGTCATTCTCTGTAAATGCCTCAACCAAAGTTATTACTATTAGCGGAACACGAGCACAGGTTAATTCTAGACTGGCTGGATTGCAAATTACCAGCAATGCTACATCAATTGATTTTTCAATAACCTATGCACTATCAAATAATCTAAATGCTACTACAGACAGCGTTATTCACATTATGTCAAGCCAAGGATTATTATATCTTGGTGCTGTAACAACGCCTACAATTTATTTTATAGAAGATGCTGTAACTTCAGCAACGGGCGTTCCATTGATTACTGATAGTGCTTATGATGGTTCAGGTGCATATACATTTACAGTAACTCCAAGTACTGCAAGTGCTGTAAGTTTATTATCAACTACAGGAACAGAAGGTTCTCAAAGTTTTAATAGTTCAACTAAAGTTCTCACAGTCACTGGAACACGCAGTGAGATTAACACTAGAATGGCAACATTAACTATTAAAACAGGTGTTGATTGGGCAACAGATTTTACCTTAAGTTATTCAGTGTCAACACCAAGAGCTGATACTGCCACTAAATTACAGGTTATGGCCATTTCCAGTAACGACACTGAAATAACCAATATGAACATTACTAGAAGTTATTTTGCCAATCGTGAAAATACTATTTTTGCAACTGATATTCCCTACATCAGCGATTTTGATAACACTGAAGGAGACAATTATACTATTTCTTTTGCAAGTGCTTTAGGACTATTTGGCTTTGCAACTGAAACTCCTGTTTCAACTTTGACCTTTACTGGAACCAAAGCACAATGCAATGCCAAGTTTGCTGCCGTTAGATTCTGGCCAACAGGCGGAGTAAGTTCTAACGGAACATTCACATATATTCAACAAAAGAACAGTGTTCAACAGGTAAATCAAAATGTAACATTAACTGGTACTGCTGCCAGTTATAATAATGCAAGAAGTTTTATTTTTACTTCAAGCCAAAATTATACTCCAACCTATGAAGATCTAACATATGGCAATTTTGAAATTGTTGTAATTGGTGGCGGTGGTGGCGGCGGTACTTTTGGCGGTACTGGTGGTTGTGCTGGTCAAGTGATAACAGCATCTAATGTTTCCATAACTAATCAAACCTACAGTATTATTATTGGATCAGGAGGTGCTGGTGGTATTGCAGGAGTACCTTTTGTGTCAAGCGCCACTGATGGTGTACCTGGTTCAAATACCACGGCTTTTGGTTATACTGCAATTGGAGGAAGTGGTGGTACAACAGCTGACAATGTTGTCTACAATAATATAAGACCTCAAAGCGGAAATGGCTTCCTAACTGGCCTTAGTTATTTTAACGGATATTATGACAGAGCAGGCGGTGGAGGTGGAGGTGGGTCAACCAGCAATGGTTCTAATCCCAATGAGACTGGCTTGGCTCCTAATGATACGCCAGCAGGAGGTACTGTTGTTAGAGGCGGGTTTGGTGGTAATTTTACCACCATCACTTGGGATGATTCAACAAATTCAATGTTTGGATATTATGCCGCTGGTGGAGCTGGTGGTCATACATCAACTCAAACTGTAAGAAATGGTCTAGGACAAGGAAACACTAGAACTTACCCAAATTCCAGTATTGCAGGAAGAGGTGGTAATGCCAGCACTAATCCTACAAGTGCTAATCCAAACAGCGGCTCTGGCGGCGGTGGCGGCGGTGCTAAGTCACAAAATGGCGCTAATGGCGGCAGCGGAATAGTTGGCGTTAGAATAACTTCAAAATAAGGAAAAACAATGCCAAGTTCAATATATCAACCATTAAACATTAACGGTGTTGTTTCAACAGACAAGACAGCACTACAAAACCTAAACGATCTTTGCACAGCCGCAGGAGCGTTTCTAACCTTTGATATTAGTCAAGGCAAGTGGGCTGTAATTATAAACACCACAGGATCTAGCATCAAGAGTTTTAACAACTCTAATATCATTGGCAGTATCAATGTCAGCGAAACAGGAGTGTCAGAACTTTATAACAGTTGCAGTCTAGAGTTTCCGCATAGAACACTACAAGATCAAACTGACTTTGTTGAAGTTACAATACCAAATGAAAATAGATATGCCAATGAAGTAGACAACACTCTCAACATTCAAAGCAATCTTATCAATGATCCTGTGCAGGCACAATACATTGCCAGCGTTGAACTTAAACAAAGCAGACTCAACAAAATCATAACTTTTACCACTGACTACACAGCCTTGGGGCTAAAAGCAGGTGATCTCATTGATGTCACTGCTTCAATGTATGGATATAGCAGTAAAGTGTTTCGTGTAACTCGCATTGAAGAAGTAGATGAAGAAGGCATCACAATTAACATTACTGCTCTAGAATATTCAGCAGATGTTTACTCAACCGCTGGTCTAGTTGCAGTTGAAAAGACCAAGAAGACAGGTATTCAACTTAAAGAAAACAACGAAACTCTACAGGATCTAGATGATGCCAAGGTTGCTTTAAGTATTGGTCGTATGCTGGCTGCCAATGTGGGCTTGGGCATTGTGAATAGTCTATTGAACAAATTGTTTGGTCGTCAACAGATTGGCACGGATGCTAATGGTAATCCAATTTACAGTAAACAGACAAAACCAGTAGATGACGCTGCAAAAAATTTAGACAAAGTGCTTGGCAGTGCCAGAGCTCCTTTATTAACAACTATTTCAGCAGGTGGAACATTATGTGAAGGTGCCTCAAAGACTATTACAGTTGGGCACTCCTGTACCAGTTGTTTATTTGATATACCAGCAATAGACTATCCTTACACAATCACTGGTATATCAGCAGGAGATATTTCAATACCTCTTACTGGCAATGTCACAGTAACTAATGGTGCAGGAGCACTAACATTTACTGCTACCTCTGATGGCACAACAGAAGGCAGTGAAACTGCCACAATTACCATTGGTACATTAACTACTACAGTAATAATTTATGATAATGTTGCATCAGGTCTAGTTTCAGCAACCCGTAATAATGCCAGCATTACAGAAGGAGGTAGTTCAATTGTAACATTGACCGCAACTGGTGCAGGACTAAATGCCACATTTCCTTATACTATAACAGGAACTGCCACAGGCAAAGTGTCAAGCCCTGCACTAACTGGCACAGTAACTACCAGCAGTGGCACAGCTACCTTAACTATCTCAACTACAGATGATGGTGTTTACCAAGGCACACAAGGACTAACAATAACATTTGGTACTTCAAGTGCCAATCCTTGTGCAACTGGAACTACGGTATCTACCAGTATCACAGTATTAGACAATGAATCAGCACCTCCAACTGATGTTACTCGTCAATATGTATTAACTCCAGTAGTTTGGGAAGGCGTGTATGATGGAACTACAGGGCAAATGAAATCAATATTTGTATCAAGCTCTGCCTATATGCCATTGCCGCTGGCAGGCGAATCTACAGTAAATGTTCCAGTGACTCTAAGTGTAAGTCAAGGTAATCCAAGTTCAATAACTATCGTTTCAACTAGAGCAATTTCTCTTACAGTCTTAGGCGGAACATTATTAGAACCAATTACTTCATTCAACACAGTTGCTCCAAGCACAGCAGTCACAGGCACCAGAACACAGGTGTGGGGCTATTACTAATCTTTTTCTACCTTTTTTCAATGATTTTTGAGGATTTGTGTAAATACAATGTCAAAAACATTTTGACCATAGACAACCCTATGTTGTCTAGTCAGACAACATATTCAAAACAAAGGAGACTATTAT